GTACCGGTCGTAAGATTGCCAACTTCCTTGCCAGTCGAATCCTGGGCTTTAACTCGCATCACTTGACCAGTGCCGGATTCATTAGGACCCATCGTGTGGGATATCTTGTATCCTTGGGAAATGGGGGGACGGCTTCTTACCGAACGCCTTGCGAAACGCATTCATACATCACCGCTTCGGTGGATTGTTATGCTTGGGTAAACCCTTGGCGCGAGCTGCTTCAGCATGCGCCTTGGCTGCGGTCAGGAGACTCTTGACGTGTTGATGGGCAAACTCGGTGTCGTTGCTGTATTCAGCCATCTTCTGCTGGGCATGGATACCTTCGTTCTGGAAGTGCTTGGCAGCTTCCATGTGATCCTGAGCGCTGAAGGTATTGTGAGCAGGATGATGGACCATCGAGTAGAAGTGCTTGCCGTTCTTGAGTCGTCCGGCAGGCTTCATCGGCATCTTTTCAAGCACTTCTATCGTGAATCTCATGCCTTATAGATTAGGCTACACCCACTCCCTGATACTCGATGGTAGCTACCCACTGGACCGTGGCACCGGCGGTGCCATAGACCACGATGACCACGTCGTTTCCAGACAGGCCGAAGGCAGCCGCGTAGTTCACGCCGTCGCCGTCAGCTCCGTTGATGGTCGATACGGGGTTACCCGCGACCTGGGCCGTGCCGCCATTGCGGTAGAACGTGCCTTCCAGAGTGAAGCTGGACACGCCCAAAGTCCCGTCAGACCGGCGAGCGGTCAGGTTGGCCTTGATGCGGTACGCGTACACGTCGGTCAGAGTCACATTTGAACCGGCGATCACGGTGCCAGTTGCACCGGTGACGACCTGGGCAGCAGTCTTGCGGACGTTCGCAGAACCAGCGTGGGACGCGTGCGTCTTGATCGCCTCGAGTCCAGTCCAGGATTCCTTCGGCTTGTCGGTCTCCTTACCTATGACGAAGGTCTGGTCTCCGGTCTCGTTGAAGATACCACCGGCGGCGCTCGTTCCACCGTTCAGGAGCATGCTGCCACGGTTTACTAGGCCAGCTGCGCCAGCATTCACGTCGTTCGAGGTGATCGCGACAGGGCGAGAAGCGGTCGTGGTGATGGTGTTACCGGCGTTGTACGCGGACTGCAAGGTAACGTCGGACGATGCCGAGATGACCTGAGAGCCGTACGCTGCCAGGAGACGGAAGCGCATGCGAGTGTTCGGCGGAAGCGTGCGGATCAGCTTGATCTTGGCCTTGGGACCGCCGAAGGTCTCGGTGTAGTCCATGCCAGCCTCGCGGATGCCGTCGTTCGCCATCACCAGGAGTTCCTCGCCGGTAAGGTTCGCGTCGCTCGAGGCCTTGTAGTTCGAGTGAACTCCCCATGCCACGATGCCGGTCGAAGACTTGACCTGAGTCCGCTTGTTCGGAGGTAGGACCATCTCGACGCCGCCGCCCGAGCCGTCGCCGTACACCTGAGGTGCGGTGAAGGCGGGATTGCCTGGGTTATTCACGGTGCGCCCAGTGGAAGATCCGTTTTGAAACAGACCGTCACCGTGCTGGAATGATCCGTACACGATGTGGACCAGTATGGCTGACGAGCCTATGGTCGAGTGTCCTCCAGGCATGGTGATCAGAGCGTCCTCGATAGGCTCTGTCACCGCTGCGTTGCCATGAAGAACCCAGGCAAGGGCGGTGGGATTAGAGAGAGGACCTTTGTAGATGTATGAGCCTGATAGAACAGTTCCTGATCCAGACAGATTCATCTGCTGGATGTAGACTGACTCGTCGTACACCGGACGCGATAGCGCGGTGTCGACCTGGCCAAGGCCGCGATCTTCCTTGCGGAGCGCGAGCGTCAAGTTGTCCTGGTCAGTGATGTGCTTGTTCAACCGCAGATAGGTCACGGCGTTGCCCGTATTCAGGTCTGACGTGTCCTGCTGCATGATCACGGTGCGAGTAGAGATGACGAACCGAACGTCATAGTAGTGGAACTGGCTGCCGTCGAAGTACGAGATCTGGTCGCCGATCTGGAAGCCGTTCGCAGGAGACTGAGTGAACGTCACCATGCGAGTCAGGTTGTCGACCAGATCCACGCCCAGAGACTGAGTAGACTGGAAGTCGCCCGACGAGTCGATCAAGGTGTAGTTCGGGTTGATCGCGCCCTCGGTCATCGCACCGGTGTAGAGCAGGATGTTGGTCGTGGTGTTGTCGTTGACCTGACGGACCTCACCGGCCTGAACCTCCAAGCTACGGAAGTAGACCTTCGAGTTCGGACCGTTGTTGTCTCGGCGAACGCCGAGCCAGTAGGTGGACGCGTCTGAGTCGACGAGGTGGTGCTTCTTGACATACACGAGCGGGTACGACCCACGGCAGTACACGAGCTTGCCGGTCTTGTCCGGACGCTGCTGGATGTCCGGAGCTTGACCGTTGTCAGAGATCAAGGTTACAGTGGTAGCGTTGATCGCCTTGATCTTGAGCCAGTACCTGTCGGACTCGTCCGACCACTTGACGTAGTCACCGACGATGAGAGGATCGCCGTTCTCGTCCTGCATGATCGTGGCGGTCGAGATCGTAGCTCCTGCGCCGTTGGTGCTGAAGACCGTTCCGTTCGATACGAGACCGTTGCGCTTCAGTTTGACGAACAGTACCTCACCGTCCTGCAGGTAGGCAGTACCGGTCTGACCGTTCACGTTGAACTGGTTCGCGTTCACGGAGACGTCTGGATCTGACATGTCCACGATCGCGGTCTGTGGGATCGTGAAGGCCAGGTCTCCCATGATGCCCTTGATCACGATGTCGCTATCCCACTGGATCGGACCAGCGTACGGGTTGTCAGAGAAGTTGATGAACGTCTTGTCGGTACCAGGGTTGGTGTAGCTATCGCCGCTGACGATGCCAGTTCCGAGGATCTGGAACGTGTTGGAGTTCGTGAAGTATTCGGAGTAGATCAGGTAGTAGTTCGAGTAGTTGACGTTGCTCCATAGTGCGCCTGCGTTGTTAGTAGCGGTCGCGCGGCCATATGTGGCAGGTCCGGTGCCGGTAGACTTGATACGAGCAGCGTTACCGGCATCTGACGTCGTGCCGCGAACAACCCAGCAGTAGTTACCAGCGGGAAGAATCGGGTATCCGGCAGTCGAGAACAGGAAGTCCTGGTTCACGTTGTCCGACAGAGATGTTGCCGGTACAGGATCTGACGTGTATAGGACAGGTCCGGTCGGGTTGTCACCCGCTGCGGCATAGATGTCCATGTACAGAGATCCGGTCGGCGTTCCCGTGGGAGACGCACCGACCACGGCGATCTTACCAAGAGTCATCGAGGAAGCGAGCGTGAAGTTGTTACCCTGCCAATCTGTCGTCGTGAGCTGACCGGTAGGGAATCCAGATGCGGGAGGAACGGTAGCGCCAGTGATGGCGTCCTGCTGCAGCGTGTAGTTCGGAGTACCGCCGACCGACACGATAGTGACGTTCTTGTACGAGCGGATGTAGATGGACAGAGTCGAGTCGCCGAAGATCGTGAAGTCCTGAGGTCCGCCGGTCACGAGGTTATGAGGAGCGCCGGTCTGAACCGTCAGGTTACCGTTGCCGTCGTTGGCGATGGTGTTGACCTTCACGGGATCGCGCACGGTACTCAGAGCCACGACGCCATCGAAGGTCATCGAGCCGGAAGCGAATCCAAGGACGGGGAGTGTATCCTCGCCGATCGGGTACTGTATAGACTGACCAAGGATCGCGAACGCGAGAGCGTCCGTCACATCGAACTGGCTCGGGTTTGCACCAGAGACGGCGAGCGTGAACGAGTGGTACGTGTACTCAGCCGTCGCGTTCGGAGAGATGGCTGCGCCCGTTATGGCGAAGCCGAAGTCGATCACGAGTTCTGCGTTAGGTCCGAGAGCTTCTACGGCGTGAGATCCGTCGAGAGTGTTCGTTGTCTGACCAGTAGCCTGAAGACCGCTGATGAACGCTACCTGCTTCGCGACGAAGCCGCCAGCAGTCTGCGTGGCGTTGGCCGCGATGTCAAGCTCGATCTCGTTGGTCGTCGAGTTGATGCGGGTAACGTGAGCTGTTCCGGTGACGTACGAGGAGGTCACGCGCATGCCGACTCGCATGTTGGCGATGTTCGACACGTTGGTGACGATGTTGCTGCCGTTCGCGAAGTCACCGGTCATGGACTGAGCAGGCAGGAACGTGTGTCCAGGGGCGGTCACGAGGCCTGTCGTACCAGAACCAGCGGCGAAGGCCGTAGCCTTGAACTGTCCGCTGAACGGATGACGCTGAGCGCCCGAGGCCGACAAGCCGTTCGATCCGAGGACCGTGGCACCGCCTGACTGCGGGAAGTTCGAGATGATAGTCAACTGGTTAGATGCAGGTACTGACACGACGCGGTACGAACCGTCAGGCGGCAGGACCGCAGTAGACTGAAGACCGATGACGCTAACCCACGAGCCTACGTTGAAGCCGTGTGCGCCGGTCGTGGTGATGGTGATCGTGCACCATCCAGCCGTGCCGGTAGGAGAACTATGGTTGACGTACGACCAGCTCGAGATGTTGTTCGGAGTCGTGCCGTTGGCCGGACGGAACATGGACGCGTAGCGCTTGAGGCCGAAGAACGAATAGTCGCGCGTCTTGAAGTAGAGGCTGTTCGGACGGAAGCGACGACGAGTCCACAGCGGTTCGGTATAGGTGAATCCGCCGGTTGTCATCGAGTTGATGAGCAGACGTCCACCGTTGAACGCCGTCATCATGGCCTTCGTACCGCTCGTCACGCCTTGAACGTACACGTCTCCAGGCTGGATCGTGTTGTCCTGGATGACGGACTGTAACTGGCCATCGGATGGAGAAGATGACTCGAGGACGAGGTTGTACGTCAAGTTGCCAGCGCCGGTCATGACGCTGTTGATCGAGTCCCACGCCAGGTCCGACATGTTCTGGTTGTTCACCTTGCTGCCAAGGTACCAGTAGTCGCTGTTCGCCAGCTCTTGGATGCGCGACATGATCGCGTCCATCCACTGTTTTAGGTTCTTGATCGCGAAGTCGCCGTAGTCGAACGCAAGCGCGTTGTCGCCAGGACGAACGGTCAGCGGGTTGTCGCCGAGCTTCGGACTGATCCACTCGCGTCGGGCCTCAGCGCCTGACTGCGTGTTGTCCAGGTTACCCCAGTCGAACTTGTTCTGAGGGTTCGGGTTAGCACCGCCAGATCCGAGACGGAACAGGCTGGTAACTCCCTTGGTGATGTACTCGACTGCGCCGTTGACAGTTGTCTTGACAGCGTACAGCGGGAGATTGGTGGAGTAGCCGATGGTGCTGATGATGAAACGATACTTCATCACTCGACCGATCGGGACGGAGCGTTGGAACTCTAGCTGCTGAGACGGAGACCAACCTGCTGTCTGATCGATCGTTTCGGTATCAGTTACTCGACGTAGGTCTAGCGATACGTAGTTGATGGCGTTCGACTGGAACGCGCCAATAACGTTCGGGTTCTGGCTGTTCAAGGTCTCGTCGGGCGTACCGGCGGGAACCTGGAAGATCGTTCCGGACTCTGTCGCGGAACTGTGGAGGACGACGGAGTCGGCTACCTCGATCTGCAGGTTGGACGCGTTCGTCGCGCTGGCGGGGATCTTGATGCGGAAGCCACGGACCAGGTAGGGCTTGTTGAGACCAGTTACTAAACCGCGACCAAGCATGTCGAAGTCGTGGGAGACGGATGACTCGATGGATCTGATATGAGGCCAGTCGATGCGTTGGCCGCTGTATCCGGATAATCGTCTATTAACAGCCATTTGAATATCTCCCGTGTGTATGTCTAGATCTGCCGCTCTTCAACTTTGCCTCATGATTGTTTATAAGATGGTAATTCTTCTTGCCAACTTCAGACATAAGAATGCGTTGCGCAGGATCTTGGAATATTCTCAAGCTGGCTTCGCCAATCTTACGCTTAGTCTCTTCGGAGTGCTTGCTATGTGAGAATCCGCCGTCCATCAGATTATAGCCTTTGGTCGAGTCTGTAGTTTCAAAAAACTCGACGGCTCTCTTCTCGGATGCATCCAACGACGCTTGATCCTCGCACGTTGACAGTATGACTTCCTCGAACGACTCCATCCTGTACTTCCTAAGTGTGCAGTAGAACGGTCGATTCAGGTTCTTGTTGAAGGCAGCCTGTCTATGATCTCTGCGCCGATGGGACATAGGTTGAATAGTCTGGCCGATACACATCTTCATGTTGTGACTATTCACGTAGGCGTACACGATACCGTGGTTCATTATGTCCTCGTACTCACAAAGATTAGGGTTCATATCGCCAATCCTGGCGTCAGCATGACGCCATCGAACTGAAGATTTACCTCAACAATACCACGAGCTTGTACCGTGACCGTGACCATGCCGACCTTGCAGTACTCGGCGGACATGATCTTGTTCAGGGTTTGGCGGTCATATATGCGAAAGTGCATGGCTTTTGACAGGCCGTTGATCGGTGCGCCGTCCGCGCTGTTCCTGAAGGGGACCAGACCAACAGATTCTGGAGTCGTGCCTTTGGGAAGGTAGACGGTGAGGGAACCCTTGACGAACATGGCCGTCGCTCCCTGCGCGATCTCCTGAGGCATCGGGCTGTCGACGGTATACGTCACCTTCTGACCTTGGCTTACGGTAAAGGACAGACCTCGGGCAAAACCGATGATCTTCTCTTTACCGTCCTCGTACGCCACTTTCAAGAGCAGGCTCGCGCCCGTGTGCAGGAGAGATTTCATAAGCTCCCGAAGAAGTTGATCCAAGCCTGTACCCGAGGCTTGGCCGCGAAGCAGTAGATGCTCGCGATAGTGGTCCTAAAAGAGTCCTTCAGAGCACGTAAGCTGGGATAAAGTGCCTTGTTGAGCATGTTAACAGAATCCTCCGTTCAGGTTCACGATCGGTATAACTAGACCAAGGTCGTTGCCATGATGGTACTGAGCAGACTTGATGCAGCTGATCATCTTCTCGCGGCGATTGCTGACTCTGTCGACGTGCCACTGCAGAGTGGTATCGTCGGGAGTCTTGCCATCAGCGTACAGCTCGGTGAGGTTCCAGAACGCGTCGGTGAACTCGATCAGAGTCTTGTCAAATAGCGACACTATCAGGTACTTTTCCGGAACCGCGCTCATCAGTCTCCTCCCCATACCCAAACCTTGTCAGACGTCGGCGGATCAGTCTCGTCAGCCGAACCGCCCTCATTACCTAGGCCAACGTCTGATGGGTAGATGATGATGATCTCGAGGTTGATGCCGAGCGCCGTGATCTGATCCATCAGTTCTGCCGCGAACACGCGACCGGCAGCTGTGCCCGTGATGTAGAAGCCGTAGTCAGATCCATCCGGCGACGGCTCGTAAGCCTTCACGTCGGACAGAAGAGTTATATCAGAGCCAACTTCGTGCGTCGACTTGAACGTGTAGCTCGAGTCCATGATGAGAGTCGAGACCGCGCCGTTGATCTGCGGAGTCTCCGTGCCGGTAGCCTCGAAGATCACGCCTGGAGACGTGCGGTTGAACGTGAAGACGGTCGCACTCGGTGCGCCGGTGATCGCGTGGACTCCATTGAAGTTAATCGTGCCGCTGATCAGGGTGTTCTGTCCGACGATGACGCCGTGCGGCTGCTGAGTGACGACGGTGACCGTGTTACCGTTCTGGCTGATGGTCGAGATGTTCACCGGTGTGGCGCTAGACGCGGACTGCGCGGCAAGGTACTTGACCGGCGACTCTTCCGTATCTTGGTTCAGGCTGAAGATCAACTCTCCTAGTTCGTTCGGCAGCATTCCGTCGACAAGCAGCGTGGACTTCTTCTCGCCTGCCACGATCTTCTCGCGGAGCGTGACGAACTGGTTGGTGATGGTGTACTTCGACGTCGGATCGACCACATACGGGCCGAGGAACGTGTTGGCCTGATCGTCCTGAAGGACGTTGTCGACCTGTATGTTCACTACGGTGCTGGACAGTATGCGGCCATCAGGCTGGACCACGCCGGTGATGCCGTGCGGAGTCTTCGTGAACACGCGCGTGTACCCGCTCTCGCGGACCACGTAGTCGATGTCGATCACGGTCGGGCCTACGCCGTACGATATAGTCCCGCCGGTACCAAGGTCGTCGAGACCATCCTGCGGGAACACGAAGCCGTAGTCCGAGGTCACGATGATCTGCTGGGTAGGATCTGTGGCGTGTCCGCGTGCGCCGTTGAACTCGCCAGATCCGTAGAGAAGGTGCAGGTGACCTGATCCGATCAGATCACGCTTCACGACCTTGGTCGTGGCAGGCATGTAGATGCGTAGCAGGCTATCGTTCGGTTCCCACGCGAGCGAGTAGCGAGAGCGACCGTACGGAGTGGACTTCTTGGCGAGAAAGAACTTCAGGTCATCGTAGCTCGACTGAGTGAGCGTGATGCTGTAGGTGTTGTTCGAAGTGTTCGGAGGAGGCAGCTGATCAGGAACGGACGATGACAGAGGAGTTGTCCCGTTGATGGTTACCTCGAAGAACCCAGCGTCGGCGGCTGGCGCAGCCTTGGGCGGACGCACGTTGGTCACGCTCAGTGTCCCGACGAACCCGCTCGACTCGAACTGTTGACCGTAGATCATCACGAGGTCGCCTACCAGGATCTCTGACAGAAGCGGCTGAGGTCCGGATACCCAACGGAAGCGATGAGTGCTTCCCAGGTTCCGAGTGATCTCCCACACGGTCGTGTTGACCGACAGCTCGGTAGGTCTCAGCTCTGGGAACTCAAGCTTGTTCTGCAGTCGTCCGCCGGTGATCTGGACCATGCCGTACGGACCTAGGGCTGAGCCGAACACGCGCACGTACTTGAGGCCGGTGTCGACGTCGAGATAGACCTGCGCGTACCCTTGAGAACCGTCCGAGCGGATGAAGCGAGTCAGCACGTCGGCCAGCTCCTCTGCGGTCGCGTTCTGGATGTTCTCGAATTCGTCGCCGATCAGCGTGAGAGTGCGCTCCTCGCCGGTCTCCATGATGAAGGAGAGGTCATCTCCGGCAGCAAGGTTGTATGGAGCAGGCTGGCCCGAGGTTGTGAATGCACGAACGGTCTCGTCTCCGTAGAACGTGGTCAGAACAGTGTGGATGGCATCGATGATCTGCTTCGCCTGGTTGATCTGGATGCCCATCTGACGGAACGCCAGATCCTCCATACCAAGCTCTGCCGGACGAGTGATGTTCTTCTCAGCTAGACGCTTGTCTAGGTATACGCCGGAAGCGGTAGAGATGGTCAACTGATCAGTGACCGCGATCGACAGGTCCTCGTTCTTCTGAAGCTGATCTGCCAACGATTGGAGGATAGCCTCTTGGTTCGGACCTTTGATGAAGGAGCTGATGAACTGTCTCAGCGATTCGTATTTTCCCATGTATCCTCAAGATTAGGGTAAAATGCGGGTCGTTTTCGTTGGCGCTCCTGTAGCGCAATCCTGCGTCGTGGCAGGCAGGCAAAATCCCGAACCTCATGAAAGAGATCATACGTCAAAATCGTTCACGTATGCATAACCCGACCTTGGTCGAGCGCAATATCATTAAGGATTTCAGGAATATACGTATTATACATACGCAGGCGTCGGAATATATACATCGTATACATATATACTCATAAAAAGTCAAAGTCTTGATATCCTTGACCTTTTAAGCGATTTTGTCAACTGGCGGATATACATCAGTCCCACATCCAAGGATCGAAGAAGTCCTTGCGGAGCTTGCTGCTGAGCTTCTCGTGCTGGCCGGACTCGATGCAACGCCGCTCGAACTGGCGATAGTCCTTGTTGCACTGGCGCTTGATCCAGCGAGGGCATCCGCGACGGTCGCGCTTGGCCTTGTCGCGCGTGAAACCTTTTAGTTCACGCCAGTCTTCTTTTACTTGGTCCTTAGTCTTGGGCTCGTATCCGTTCTGGCGGAACGAACTCTCGCCGGACGTGGAGATGTCCCACGGACGGATGTAGCGGTTCCCGTAACCCCACTTGGTTCGGCGGCGGCGCTGGCGCTTCTCGAACATGTTCGGATGGTCTTCGTACCACCAGACGGACTTAGTCTGCTGCTCCCACCAGTGGCGGTAGGACGCGCGAGCGGACGGGTGAATGTATGCCATGTCGGTAACCTCCTTTTAGATTCACGTTCGACTAATTGGCATGGAATCCTCCCTATTTACATTTCTGCAAACCATTTTCATAAATTTATGAAAATGGAATCCCGAGGATTAACTCGTTCGGGACAGACGAGTTCGGATCGCGATTAACGAGGCTCCGCTGCGACTCCTCGGTTCTGGTCGGCTGGCCGGGCTTCGCCCTTGGTGTGCTATGTGCGTCACCAGCCGGGATGCAGAACAGTGAGAGATTAGGCTTCTCTGACTAATTCGTAGACTTTAATGATCTTGCCGGGAGAGTAGATCCGCTTCATCGCTACGAGCCGGTGATTGCCGTCTACGACGAGGTAGTAGGGTCCACCGGCCCAGTTGCGGCTCGGATCGCGGATGACTTTGATCGGCTGCGGGTGCCAGTGAGTGTCGAACATGCGACCGACTAAGGTATTGACCCAGTCATGATAGTTGATGGCGTGACTGTTGTGGATCTGACATAGAGGCAGCTCCGACTCCACTAACTTGTAGTATCCGTCACCGATAACGCGCCGTATGCGCTGCAGGTCCCGGCGATAAGTTCGGTCATAGAGCACGCGGAAGATCGCCTTCCACTTATGCTTGCGCACGTCGCGCACGAATGAACAGGATATCCACATCATCTGTCGCAGGCGTCTGATCAAAACGGCAGCTCCTCAATTTGCGGCTGAAGATGCTCCGGCAGCTTCAGCTCTTTGTCAGACATACGCCGAGCGACCTTGAGCATCGCTTCAGCCTTGCGCAGAGTGTTACTGGTCAGCAAGATCTGCCGCTCCTTGCGCTTGATGTAGCTCTGCATCGCCTGCCCGAGAGTCGGGTAGCACCATCGCTTGCCGTCCCAGACATCCAGTACGAACTTCGGCTTGGCCCACGCATACGGCATGTCGATCAGCATGGTGAGTCGGTTACCCATCATAAGCATTGTTCGGCCATCACCAGAGTCAACGATACGGTCGAACTCAGGAGAACCCATGTCGGCGATGGACTCAAGAGCGGCATCTTCTATGGACGCAAGCTCCTCTGGAGTGTAGTCGTCTGGGAACTTCTTGTTCATCTAACCCCTCTTGATAGTCTTCAGAGTTTCAACATGCCACTTGCGTAGCGAAGCAGATACGAGCAAAGGAGTCGGGTCTTTGACGACGAGCTTCTTGACGTACTTGTTCCAGTCAGCTGAGCCGACCACCACGTCGAACTTACCTATGAAGGCGTTGGTCAGACTGATCTTCCAGCCGCCGGACACGCGTGCGTCCACGGTACCTTTGTAGCCGACGATGTTGATGCCGCAACCGTCGGGAGTCTTGATGAACTCAACCTTCTCGCCAAGCTCGAGGTCCACTACTGACCTCTGCTTATGGCCTTGACCGCGCACATAACGGCGATCTCGAGATTGGTACGGGCAAGAGCCGCCGGACGCTGATTCACAGTCTGGACGGCTGATGTTCCGTCGGTAGTGAATGCATCCACCTGCAGGAGCAGGTCATGCAGCTCACCAGCCTTAGTTTTGATGTCCTCGACCAGAGCGTCTCGTCCGCCCAGTCCTCTAGATTCAAATACTTCGCGTCCCATAGTTACTCCTTGGTCTGGCAGGACTTAGCGTCCGGCGTTGGTTTACACTTTGGCTTCGGATCATGCACGAAGTGCAGTAGGATCACGAACAGCGACAGAAGAACTATGAAGCTGAGCGCGATGCGCTTGAGCTGTCTGCGCTCGTTTCGTGGGATCAGCTTGAATACGTACATCTTATTCTCCTGACTTAGACTTGATGCCTGTATTCTTCTCGTGCTTCTTCATTCGCGCGACCTGCTTAACCAACCATTTAGACAGCTTCACACTACTGATAGGGCCAAGCCACTGTGCACGATTGCCGAATCTTTCAGGGCTGAACTCAACCCACATCGAGCCGTCGACGTCGATTATCGTAGTCGCTATTCTATAACCGCCGATATCGAGCTTTGCAACTTCCTTCATTCTATCCCTTTCCCGGCGATATCGTGCACGCCTTGATGTGTTTGTCGACTAGCCTCACGCCTTCTTTAATACCATCTTTCATCTTGCCTGGCCAGTAGATACTGACCAAGACTTCACGCGGTTTATTAACGCTGAGGCGACTGACGGTCAGATGATTCGAACGGAACCGGAAGTCCCACGAATCTATCTCCTCGCACTTTATCTCATAACCTAAATGATCAACCTTCATGCCCTACAGTCCTGATAGTGGGCGTACTCTCCGATGTACTCGAAGCCTTCGACGTACGGGTTGCCTTCTGCAAACATCCGTGTGAAGTGATTATTCTCCCCGAGAAGTTCATATGCGACATGATGCAGCACGCGTTCATCATACGATACAGACGTACTGAAGTTGATAGGGTAGAAGATGAAGAGTTTGCCTGTTTCAACGTGCATGAACAACTGCAGATATCCCTCTCGCAAGGATTTCATAAGAATAGCAGGTTCGCTTTTGTCTGCCATGATGCCGCTGGTTCGCGGCGTGAAGTACATGCTCATTACTTCTTCTTCGAAGTCTTCGCAGCGAGTTGTGCCTTGAGGTCAGCGATCTCAGCTTCCAGCTTCGCGTACTCGGCGTTGTCCTGGTTCAGCTGATACTGAGCGCCTGACTCGAACGCCACGTTGCGAGCGGAATCTACGGAACCGACCTGAGTCAGGTAGTCCTTGATCTTGGCCTTATTCAATTCTAGCGGCATGTTGCCTCCTTTATGGTTACTTCATTCCTTCAAACTTGATACGTCGCGAAAGTCTCCGGCGCTTGATCGTGTACAAGACCTTCTCCGTGAAGGTAGCTGGCCGAGTGGTGATCTTAACCAGAAAGCCGTTCTTATTGTAGTCCATATCGGAAACGATCTCAAGCCCTCTCTCGCCTAAGACGTACATGCCTATCCTGAACATCACGGGTCCATCCATGCTGTAAGTCCGAACGGGCCTAGACCAGCGAACAGGAACGGCCTACGTACGGACTTGCTCTCATTCTTGAATCGGTTCATCTCGAAGCTGTATGAGTGGAGCAGGCGGAAGCCAGCGTTGACCTGGAGGTTGAACTTCCATACCTGGATCTCGATGCCGATCGACGGTGGATGTAGCTCTCCGAACGGTTCGATGCGGATCATCGGTTCAGCTCCCGCTTGACGACCTGGACCAAACGCTTGAGCTTACTGCCCACCGCGCGTGCATCCATCTTGACGACCTGATGCGAGAGTTCTTGCACGCGCGCCTGCACTCGCGAGATCTCATCCTCAAGTTCAATGATACGGTTACGTAACAAACGACGTTGCGCAACTTGCTCAGCTACTACCTTGCGATAGTTAGAGAGCAGTGACGCATCCTGTTCGATGCGCTCTTGGAGCTTCATCGCCTTAGTATAGTACTTCTTCGGACGCTTTGACTTCTTAGACATCGACAGTCTCCTTGAATGACACATGGCCACCGTTCTCAGTAAGGTCGTCGTTGGTATAGCCGGTCTGCTTCCAACCGTCAGTCCAGCATACGGTGAATGAGTCGTCCTCGATGGATATGACTTCATCCTCATCAGGCGAACCTATTCCGCGAGTGTTCTTGCACCAGTCGAGCTTCGCGCCGACCTTGATACGTTGGTCCAGGCTCACAATCCTACCTCAGTTACAAGGATCTCGTCAGCTCTAAAGGCTCTGACGGGTTTGCCGTCTACGACCTGGACGAACTTGTAGTCTCCAGGTCCGCCTTTTGAGCTGATATACCTGATATTGTCAAGCGGTCCAATCAACGTCAGATTGACGGATTTATCATTACCACGATACTTCTCAGGCATGATCTCGTAGAAGAATTTACCTTCATACAAGTCCTTACTTAATTGATTCATAGTGATTGCTCCTTCTGCTTCTCAGTTGATTCTACCGCATCACACGGCTTTGCGCAAGTCCTAGTGCAGCCCTTTGGTGGACTTCTGGCAGCCCTCGCGCACGGACTTGTAGTGACGCATGGCCTTCTTGTACGACGAGTGCACGCCAAGGTTTGGGATCTCGGTGATGACTTCTCGGAGCTTGAACATGATGCGAGTGACGATGTAGACGTTGCCCACTATCTCAGGACCTTAGCCGCAAGGCGATCAGCTAGGCGCTTGAGTTCCTGTACACCCTCGGCGGACTGTAGGAAGTCCTTCGATCGAAGCTCGATCTCAGCGGCTAAGGACTCAGCGGTCTCTTCCTGCGTGTCATCCATCGCGATGATCAGACACTTCTTCTCCATGCCTGCTGGAGAAATATTAGGTCCGTAGGAGAATGAACCAGCTTGATCAGACCCGAAGCCGTAGGCCACGCGCATACCTTCCAAGCGACTCTCTAGGTCTAACGCGTACACGAAGTCGTTGCCGCTGTCATGGTGCACGTTCAAGGTCGGCTGCTTCTCTCAGCC